AAATGGTTCGTGTAAAAGAATTATTAAAAAAGGTTTACTACTTTGTAACCTCTCCTGTTAGAAAACTTGTTAATTACATCAAATACAAGAAAAAAATTAGAGAATTACAAAAGAGAGACCCGTTTATATACAAATAGGAGAAAAATGATAGTTTGGGGAGTCACAGGTAACAATCATGACGCCAGTCTTGCCGTTATGGAATGGAGAGTAGCAGGACTGACAGATCACTATGATTTAAAATTAAAATGGGCAGGCGTGTCTAAAGACTTCAGCGGTATACCTGGAGACCCTACACTTTGTCCTAAACTTATGGCAGAAGTACGAGCAAATCCTAAATGGGCCTTCCCTGCAAAAATATATTTTTATGAGAAGCCGTTCAAAAAAACTATGCGTCAACTTATTGCAGGTCAAGGTTGGAATTGGAAAGAAAATAATATAAAGAAATTTTTAGCAAAGTCAGGCGTACACAATATTCCAGTTGAATATGTTAATCATCATGAAAGTCATGCCGCATATGGATACTACACTTCCCCATATAGAAATGCCGCAGTTGTTGTTTTAGACAGCATAGGAGAGTTTGAAACTTTTACAATATGGCATGGACATGGTAATAAGTTAGAAAAGAAATACACACAAAATTATCCACACAGCATTGGCTTATTTTATTCAGCAATGACACAAAGAGTAGGATTGAAAGCAAATGCAGAAGAACACAAATTCGAACAACTTGCAAAAAAAGGTAAGTGGAGAAAATATTACAGAATGTTTATGGAAGAATTAGTCGAATCAAGAATGCCTTTCAAAACTAGAATAAATTTCCATCGAGGTTGTAATTGGTGGAGACCAGAGTTAAACACAGAACAAGATTTGGCAGACATTGCCGCAACTACTCAACACATTTTTGAACAAGTATTAATGTGTGCAAGTTCATGGATACAGATGAATATCAACACATCAAATATTGTTTTGGTAGGTGGTTGTGCGTTGAATAAAACAGCAGTAGGCAAATTAGAATCTGTTTGGGATGACATATGGGTTCCAAAAAATCCTGGCGATCCTGGTAGTTGCATAGGTGCTGTACTTGCCAAATATCACAAGCACATTGACAATTCAAACGAAATGTGGTATAATAAGGAACATGGCAAAACAGAATAAAGATTATGGATATGACATACAAAAGTTGTATCTAGAAATGATGTTACAGAACGCAGAAACATTCGTGCGTTGCCAATCTATATTTGATCATTCATTGTTTGATAGAAAACTTCAAGACACAGCACAATTCATAAACAAATATGTGACTGATTATAATCAGTTGCCAACGTATGATATTGTTAATAAATCTTGCAGTGTGGATCTAAAAAATACTGAACAACTTACAGAAGAACATTTCGACTGGTTACTAAATGACTTTGAAACTTTTGTTAGACATAAAAGTTTAGAAAGAGCAATATTAAAATCTGCTGATATGCTAGAAAAAGGTGAATATGGTCCAGTTGAAGATTTGGTCAAAAAGGCAGTACAGATTGGATTACACAAAGACATAGGAACAGATTACTGGGCGGATCCTAAAGCAAGATTAATGGGATTAAAAAATCAAAATGGTCAAGTCAGCACAGGTTGGGCAACACTAGATAAAAGATTATTTGGTGGGTTCAATAAAGGTGAATTGAATATTTTTGCAGGTGGATCAGGTGCAGGTAAGTCTTTGTTCCTTGCAAACTTAGGTTGCAACTGGGTATTGAAGGGAATGAATGTTGCGTATATCACTTTTGAATTAAGCGAACCACTTGTAAGTATGAGAGTGGATTCTATGTTGACAGATGTTCCAACAAAAGAAATATTCAAAGACTTAGATGGTGTAGAAATGAAAGTTAAATTACTTGGTAAAAAGTCAGGTAAGTTTCAAATAAAATATATGCCAAGTGGTAAAACTACAAATGATTTAAGAAGTTATATTAAAGAATATGAAATTAAAACAGGCACAAAACTAGATGTTGTGCTAGTTGATTATCTAGATTTAATGATGCCAATGAATAAAAAAGTAAGTCCAAGTGATTTATTTGTTAAAGATAAATTTGTTTCAGAAGAATTAAGAAACTTGGCTATGGAATTAAATGTAATATTTGTAACAGCATCACAGTTGAACAGAGGGGCAGTAGAAGAAATAGAGTTTGATCATTCGCACATAGCAGGTGGTTTAAGTAAAATACAAACTGCTGACAATGTGTTTGGCATATTTACAAGTAGAGCAATGAGAGAACGTGGCAGATATCAAATACAATTAATGAAAACAAGAAGTTCTAGCGGTGTTGGTATGAAAATTGATTTAGAATTTGATGTAGACAGTTTGCGTATTAGAGACTTAGGTGATGATGCAGAATATCAAGAGTTTGACAAACGTAAAAGCACAATCTATAATTCATTAAAACAAACTTCTACAATCACTGAAGATGCATCTGCTCCAAAAGAAATTACTCCACCGGATCCAAGAAAAGGTGACACAGTAGGCAGAGTAAACACTGACAATACAGATCAGACTAAATTAAGGGACTTCTTAAAGAACCTTGATGAAAATGAATAAAACATATTCAAGAGTAGTTGTTCCAAAAGATTTAGATACAGGAACATCAACAGAAACTTCCACATGGATTGCAAAAAATATTTCGCGTGAATATTATCTGCCTATGGTTGTAAGTGCAGATGCTGATATTAAAAAGAATGATCTGGTTATACTTGGTGGGGTTGGTGGACATGAAGATCCAAGAATACATCAAAAATTAGAAGCACAAGAAATAGATTATATCAATGTTGAAAAAGGTTATTGTAATTGGTGGAAACCAAAGTTTTGGCGAATTTGTTTTAACGAAAATCAAGTTACTAAAATTAAACAAGGATTTGATAATTCAAGATTTAATAAATTTAATATGCCAATTAAAAAATGGCAGAAAGGCGAACAAGTATACATTGTTGCTCCTAGTCAAAATGGATTAGACTTTTATGGAATTAAAAAGTCTGTTGACGAATGGATAGCAGAAGTAGAAACTGAAGTTAAGAAATACACAAATAGACCTATAAAAATAAGAAAAAAAGGAAATAAGAAGTCTAGAGGTTCACGAGGTTTTTGTGATTCTTTGGACAACATTTATTGCGTAATTAGTTTACATACCATGGCTGTAACAGAAGCATTAAGAGAAGGAGTGCCTGTGATATCTTTAGTGCCAGGTGTGCTAAAAGATTATAGTGTAAACAGTATTTCAAAAATAAATGATTTATATTATCCTTCAGATCTGGAAAGACAAAAAGTTTTTAATTGTTTAACTAGTATCCAATGGAGTTCAAAAGAACTAGGTGATGGCACATTCCTTGCACCTTTCATGGCATATTACGGCTTAAACATTTTACCAAAATCATAAATCCAATAATTTTCTAAACATAAATATTGTTTTAGGCAGAGAGGCAAACAATGAAAGATTTAGAAAATATACAAAGGCTCACTGAACGTTTTAAAAGGCAAATGCCCAACGGTGAAGTGTACCAACAAAGACTCGCAGAAGAATTTGAATTAATATTAAAACAAAGATTCACAGAATACTTCTTAAAAATTTGCGATATCATAGACATAACACAAGACGTGAAACACATGACAAGAGGATCAGCAGGATCGTCTCTTGTGTGTTACTTGTTAGGAATAACTGATGTAGATCCAGTTAAGTGGAATATACCTGTTGCACGTTTCTTAAATCCACTGCGTGATGACTTACCAGACGTAGACATAGACTTTGAACATTGGCGACAAAAAGATATTATGGAACGTATCTTTAAAAAATGGCCTGGTAAGACTGCACGTATTTCAAATTACGTAACCTATCAACCTAAGTCAGCAAAACGTGAAGCGGCAAAACGTTTAGGTGTAAAAGGAAACTTGCCACGTAATTTTAAATATGAAGATTACGATATAGATCCTAAAGAAGCAAAACGTATTGAACAAAAACTATTAGGCAAAAAACGTTGCATATCAAAACATTGTGGTGGTATAATAATGTTTGACAGACAACTGCCTAAAAGTTTAATCAGCGAAGACAATCAAATATTATTAGACAAATATGAAGTAGAAGACTTAGAACATTTAAAAGTTGACATACTTGCTAACAGAGGATTAAGTCAATTATTAGAAGTAGATCCTGATAGGAATTTAACAGACTATCCTGAAGAAGATGAAGCAACAGCCAATCTTTTACGCAGAGGTGATGTGTTAGGAGTTACACAAGGAGAGTCACCTGCTATGCGTAGATTGTTTAGAGCAATACAACCTAAAAGTGTATATGATTGTGTATTTGCAACAGCCATGATAAGACCTGTGGCACTAACGGGAAGACAAAAAGCATCAATGTTCAATGACTGGACAAAGGACGGAGTACAAGATAGTATTGTGTTTGAAGATGATGCTATTGAAATTATTTCTGAAATTATAGGTATTGATATGTATGAAGCAGATATGTATCGCAGAGCATTTGCTAAACGTAAAGATGAAAAAATATTAGAGTTTGTAGAAAAATTAGGTAATCATCCTAAGAAGCAAGAAGCAATAGACACACTAATGACACTTTCAGGATTTGGATTGTGCAGAGCACACGCAGTAAATCTTGGAAGATTAATTTGGGCATTAGCATATCAGAAAGCACACAGTCCTCAAAAATTTTGGGAGGCTTGTTTAAAACACTGTGAAGGTTCATACAGACGTTGGGTTTACAATATTGAAGCACAGAGAGTTGGTGTAGACAATGAACCTGGTTGGTGGAGAAGAGGATTCATACCTAAGTGCAAAGTTGCAACACAATATTTAGATTATGTAGAGTTTGCAGGAGTTGTTGCTAATGGCAGAGTGTTCAGAGGTAAAAACGGCAAGTACATAACATTTGTAACACTTGGAGTAGGTCCAGGTGAATACATAGACATCACAGTAAAAAAGCCTTTTAGTTATAGAGATGGTGATGTCATATCAGGTAGAGGCAAAGTTAAACATCACAACAATTCAGACTATGTAGAGTGTGCAGATGTGCAACTCCATTCATTCCAGCAGTGGTTAGAAACCTGATATATACAGTATGGCTATAAAACAAGACCTACTGCAATTTATTGAAGAAGACGTTCTCACTGTTTTCAATCAATG